GATCTTGGACAAGCGCCACCCGCCACGCAAGCCGCAGCAATGCAACTCATCCTAGCACGCCGCGTGAACGGTCATAAAGTCAGCGACCACGTTTGCTTTATCGGAGCCACCAACCGCCGCCAGGACCGCGCCGGAGTATCGGGACTTTTAGAGCCTGTTAAATCCCGCTTTACGACCATCGTAGAGTTACAGCCTGATCTTGACTCATGGTGCAATTGGGCGCTGTCCAACAACATGCCGACCGAGTTAATCAGTTTTGTCCGTTTCCGCCCGAATCTGCTGCACGACTTTAAGCCATCACCCGACTTGTTTAACAGCCCATGCCCTAGAACCGTTGCCAATGTCGGCAGGATCTTAAATCTTGGGATAGCCCAGGAGCTTGAATATCCAGTGATTGCAGGCGCAGCCGGTGAAGCGTTCGCAGCAGAGTTTTTAGGTTTTCTCCGTATCTGTCGCAACCTCCCGAACCCCGACGCGATTCTGATGAATCCCCAGGCAGGAGAAGTGCCGACCGACCCCGCGACCCTTTACGCCCTTTGTGGTGCTTTGAGCCGCAAAGCCTCAGATAATACGATTGATCGGCTTGCGGAATATTGCGACCGGCTACCCGCTGAATTTTCGGTCCTTTTGATGCGTGACGCGGTCAAACTCGCCCCGACCGTTACCAGTTCAAGGGGCTTTGTCCGGTGGGCGGCCAATCATAGCAGTCTGTTAATCTAGCTTGACCGTTTATTGAGCCGTTAAGACCCTTAACGGTTCAGATAAGCAGTTACAGCCGCCTAGAGATATACGGTAATTCATTACAGGAGGGAAAGGAGATGACTAGACGACTACAGGAACGGAGGCACAAGCCACAGCCAGATTTAGCAGACCTCGTAAGGCACGGCTGCAAACTGATGGAGACGCCACGCGGAGCAGACTTTTTAATTGACTTGTATTTTGTTGTAGACAAGAAACCTTGCAACCTTTGCCCTAACCAGTGCTTTACATCACGCGGAAACGACCGCAGACAACGAAAGGAGCATTAAACCATGACACACGTAATCAGCAAAAAAGCCATGCTTGCCCGACTCTCAATTTCAATCTGGAGCGCCAGGAAACTGGACAAGACCGCAACCGCGAAAGTAAAAGAGGAATACCAGACCTCGAACGACGCCGGAAGGTATAATAAAGCCCTTATCGCCACCAACGCATTAAAAAAGGTCCAGAGCGCAGCAGGAGACGCCAGAACTTTCCACTATACACAAACCCTTCCCTGGAACGATGACGGAGCACGGATTCTACCAGCCGCTAATTTTTTCGCCTACTCGGAAGGGATGCGAAAACATAAAGCCGCATTCCAGGCAGCAGTCAGCGAGTTTTTGACCGAGTACCCCGCATTAGTCGAGGATGCTAAAATACGCCTCAATTCTTTGTTCGTACAATCTGATTATCCTTCAGCAGAAAACATCATCAGTAAATACTCTTTTGAGACGCAAGTTGACCCGTTGCCCGATGCGTCAGACTTTCGCGTTGATCTTGGAGACGCCGAAGTTAACCGGATAAAGGCCGAGCTTGACGCGAGAAGCCAGCAAGCACAAGACGCAGCCATGAGAGACGTATGGAGCCGCTTGCATACCGCAGTCTCCGCAATGGCGGAACGGTTGAGCACTCCCGATGCTATTTTCAGGGATTCTCTTGTTGGTAATATCGTTGAACTCGTGGACCTGTTACCCCGCTTGAATATCGCAGGAGACGCCGAGCTTGACCGACTGACAAAGGAAGTTTCCGCCAGATTGACGGCATACGAACCGGAGACGTTGAGAATCGACAAGAAGACCCGCAAGGCCGTAGCCGACGATTGCGCCGAGATCATGAACAAAATGGCAGGCTGGATGAATGCAGCCTAGAAAGGGGCTACCATGCAAAAACAAATCATTTTAGACGTAACCAATTTATCACCCGGCCAACAATGTGACGTAATCAGAGCATTGCATAAATGCTTGAGAGAAAGCGCCCAGATAATAACCGAAGACTTACAGTACTACAGCCCCGGCGAAGCTAAAGACGATATGACCAAATGGAGAGACGCCGCAAGGAAACTTGCTTCCGAAATCTCCGAACAGGCGAAAGAGCAGAAGATTATTTATTATTGATTGTTTATCGTGCTCCTGAATCGTTCAGGGGCATGGTTAAGCAATCAACAGAAAGGAGGGCAAGATGGAAACTATGATGCTTTGGACGGCTTTAATACTTTCAAACATTATTGTGATTTTGCAACGCCGACTTATACAAGACCTCAAGCGCCAGTTAAAAGACAAAGAACATGCTTGATTGTTTATCGTGCTCCTGATCTATTCAGGGGCATCATTAAGCAATCAACACAGAAAGGAGGAATTATGACAGCACAACAGAAAATGCAGAAAGCCAGAGCCGGATTGATTCTTGACCAGCCCTTTTTTGGTTCACTCGCCCTCAAAACCAAGTTGATCGAAGACCCGATGGAGTACATCCCGAACCCCGAGCAGCGAACCATGTGGACCGACGGAGTATCAATCGGCTATTGCCCCGCCTTTGTTGATTCTTTGCCCATTGACCAGCTTAAAGGGGTCTTGTGCCACGAAGTTATGCACCTTGCCAACGCTCACCAATGCAGACGGGGAGAACGCGACCCGCAACGCTGGAATATCGCCGCAGACATGGCTATAAACCCTTTGATCCTTACCGCAGGCATGCAGTTACCCAAAGACCACCTTAACAATCCCGCCTTTGCAAACCTGGAAGCGGAAGCAATTTATAACCTTATCCCAGAGCCACCGCAAGGCCCAGGACCGGGGAAGGGAAACGGAGCAGGCAACGGACCAGGGAAACAAGGCAAAGGACCGCAGGAGCCAAATTTAGGCGATCCCGGCAAATGTGGCGAAGTTAGGGACTTGCCAGGAAAAGACGGACAAGCCGCAAGTGAAAGCGACAAAGCCCAAAACGCTCAAGACTGGAAAATCGCCACTCAGCAGGCAGCGCAAGCCGCAAAAATGGCAGGTAAGCTACCCGGCAGCCTTGCACGGTACGTTGACGAGCTTTTAGAGCCTGTCGTTGACTGGCGAGAGGCTTTAAGACAATTCATCGACCGCACCGCGAGAAATGATTACACCTGGAAGCGCCCGAACCCGCGTTATTTTTCAAGAGGTCTTATTCTTCCCTCACTTTACAACCAGGAAATGGGAGCGGCAGCCACCTACCGCGATACATCCGGCAGCACATACACCGATGAATTTCAGAACCAATTCGCCAGTGAACTTGATGATATGATGGGGCAATACAACATGACCGTTATTGACTCTTGTTTTGACACGCGAATTACTCAGACCGAAGTTATCACACCCGATATGCGACCGCTGAAATTAACCGCTAAAGGGGGGGGAGGCACCGACTTTGCCCCGATCTTTGAACACGTCGCCACCCTTGAAGAACCCCCGGCATGTATCATCGTTTTGACTGATATGTGTTGTAGTTCATTCGGAACCGACCCAGGAATCCCGGTGTTATGGGTGAACCTTGGAGGCTATCAAGCCAGCCCTCCCCCATTCGGGGAGCTAGTGCGCCTCCGCCCCGGTCATTAATCGTTGTTAGCTTCCCTGAATGCCACAGGGAAGCGATAGAGCGATCAATAATAGGAGGGAACGACCATGACAGCCACAGCCGCACATTTAAGGCTTGCCGGTATCCATATTTACAAAGTCCGGTGCATCGTGACCGAGCGCAAAAGAGGCGGAAAGTTTGAAGAGGTACGCCGGAAAGAGCTTGTCATCATCAACAATCTTGACCGAGCAAAAGACCTTTACCAATCCGAAAAGAACGAGGCTGACACCTGGACACAATACAGCAAGTACAGCGCCATCATTGAATTGTTTGAACCGAAAATCCACGACAACGGCGACCTTGCATATTTTCCAGAAAATGACGTTTACATCGAGCGTTTCCGTACTCTTGACCGATGACATTTACCAATTAGCCGGTCACGTTTTTGATTGATTGGTTTTACCCTTGAGAACTCGGAAGGGTAGAGGGGTATTGGGGGGAGGGAATGCTTATCCTCCCACCAAGGTCTTGATTAACCGACATCGTTAAACATTGCAGCACGTCAGAAGACTGACGCTATCTGACGGCCTTACAATTAAGACTATAGCACACGTTTCCAATAAAAATGATGTGTAGAATATTCTACACCATCTGAAGCTGCCACAGTTCTAGTTCTAACTTAAAAATGCGTGTGAATATTTTGCTTGACAAGAATATTCTACACTTTCAAAAAGGGGAGGGAGCCATGAAACGACCGCCAAAATTCAAAGCCAAAGTCAGGGAAAGCGCCAAAGTTTACCACTATTGGAGACAGACTGAAGTCAAAGGTTTGTTCGCCGCGATCTGCAACCCAGGATTGCAACGGGCATCATCGGAATTATGCGAGACACGGGGAGGCGATGCACTATGCAAAGTATGCAAAATCCATATGTGAAGCGGAAGCAGGGGCATAGTTGTCCTCTCTGCCATGTCTGGACATTCAGAAATCATTGCCCAACGTGTCACTATACCCTCGAAGAAGCAGAGCAAGTCATCATCGAGAGCTTGAACGAGGAAGAGAAATGATATGTCCCGTCTGTAATCGTCACGTGGAAAGTTGTTATGGTAAGAAACAGATCCACCCGCGATGCTTGCCAATCTGGAAAGTTCAGCAAAGGATGCTTGAAGCTGCCGGCCACCTGGAACCGGGGATCAAAGCGCCGTCCTTTGAGATCCCATCATTGTCGGGTCAGGAAACATGGGTCTATTACCATGAATCATATCGAGACGAACCAAGCCACGGGGCCAAGCACCGCAAGAACAAAAAGACATTCCGTTGGCTACCTAAACGGGCGGGAGGGTAGATGAAAAAACAAAAACGCACGCAGCCTTACGCCTGCCTGGAACTCGGAGCGATCAACCCGAAAACCGTCACGACCATTCCGATTCTATGGTCAAAAGAGCGCCCTCTGTTACGATTCGCCGGTCAAGTTTACCAGTTGATGATGATACGGACCAACAACGTCACAACCAGGCGCGTCTATCTCATGTCCGTTGACACGCAATACCTGAAACTTCAGAAGATCGTCTACGCCTGCGAAATCAAGGTCAAGAACTGGCAACAGAAAGCCTTAATAGCTGCCGGCCACACGAAAGAAGACATCACCGCCGCGATATGTGCAGCGAGATTGAGGGGGGAATTTTGAAAATCATCAACTGGATTCAGTCTCATCTACTACTGATAGGAATGGCCTATATCTTAGCTGAGACTGTGTATTACATCACAAGGAGGGTAAGACATGAAGAGACGGGAGAAGAGGACGCTGATCGGAAGTTTGATAGCACTGGCGATATTTGCCGCGCTTATGGTAAAGCCACCAGAAGAAGTAACAAGGCATGAGGGGATTGTGATAAGCAAGGACGGAGAATACCAACCATGTACCGTGTGTCATGCTAGATAAAGAAAAGAGGTCGAGGTTAATTCCTCGGCCTCTTTTTCATTTCCCCATTGCCCACGCCTTAACCTTCCAGGGGTTAAATTCGTACAGCCTACCTTTCCCTTTATCCTCTTCGATCAAAAATCCTTTCGGCATATCAGCCGGCGGATCTTTTTTGAGACGCAATTCCAGGCGACGGCCTTCAGTTATTGCGGTGTTGCACATTTCAATCAAGTCCTGTTGACTCATATCTCCCCCCAATTAGCCGGTCACGTTTTACCACAACGCGCCATATCTCCGCGCTGCCATCTTATCAAGCGGCTGCTTCATCCTCGCCGCCATCGCCCGTGTTGCTGTTAAGTTAATCTGCTCCTGTTCCGCGTCCGTCATCACCTTTTTGCGCTGCTTCCTGACAACCTTCTCCTGTCGCGTTGGGCCAAAGTGTCGCAAGTGATACAACCGGCTCTGATGATTCTTCTTGCACCGTGTGCAGCAATACGGGTCAGGGTACGGTGCTAGTTCGTGGCAGGGCGGATTATCACAGCGTTTGTATATCACTTCTTCCCCTTCCAGCATCTCACCAGCGACCCGCCCGATTGCGCCTTGTGCCGAACCCTTGCCGCCCATCGGCAATGACGCACGTTGACGTGTACGTGAGGACGAGTGCAATACTTCGCGTCTTTAAAAGGGCAAATCTCCGCATCATCCATCACTCCCTCCCTTCGATTTCAATTCCTTCCAAATTTGCGCCATAGCACGTTTCACTTTGCCAACCCTACCACAACCATTCACCCTGTCTCAAAATCAATTCCTGCCTTAACCTCGTTCGCCCCTACCCTATACCTGACCTTTAAACACAAACCCTTTTGGCGATTTCTTGCGCTTGACGATTTCCAAGAGATCCTTTTCGTCAAGCAACGTCGCCAGTCTCACTTCCTGCTCCGTCCAGACGCGATACTTCTGCTCGTTAGGCTGATCGGTCCAGACCTGACGTACTTCACCGGGATTGCAGACGAGGATGGTGTCGTTGAGTAGGCTATACGTGGTCATTGTTCCCTCTCCTTGAGCCAATCGATGACGAGATTCAACCTGTCAACCTGCAATGAACGTTCATTGGTAAATTCCAGGTCGGTGATTGCGTCTCGGATGCGTTCGAGTTCTTCGATTAGCGACATAGGGTGCCTCGTAACTCGTCGGCCTTTGCGTGAATCTCTTCTTTGTCGTCGCTGACAAAAATGATGTTGTAATGCACGTCCTTACCTTCTATAAACCGCCTCATGTTTGCCTCTGTTTCTTGTTGTAATGTTGCGATGTGAAAAGCCTTTTGTTGGATACTGTAACTCAATGCCCACATAAATTTCTCCTTTACTCAAACGGGTAAGATAGTTGTTCTGCATCTTCGGTGTAGTGAGGTGGATTTTTTACTGATGGTTCATCAAAGACAGAAATAGGTGGTTGACCTGGCCGGTCATGGTATTGCATTGACTCGTCATCATACCAAAGAAAGTATTTACCTTCGGCCTTTTCCACAAACCTGCCTTTATCAATAATCAAGATAGCGTCAGGTTGCTTCAGTATGTCATCTATAGTTTCCCCCTTGGGCAGCGGTTCATTGTTAGCATGTGCCTTGATAAGATGTTCTTTACTTTTGTTACGCCACATAGAAAATGAATTAAACATTAAATCGGATATAGCCCCTGTTCCTTTCGCATCCATCTTCCCCACCGGACGCGATTCATCGTCTCCCTTCCGTGGATGCACAACTAAATGGATATGAGCTCCGGTCTTGTTAGCAAAATCGCAAAGCGTTTCAATAAACGCTTTCTGGCCGCGATAATCGTCTTCAGCAATGCCGCACTTCATGAGGCTATCGATAACAAATTGCTTGATACCGTGACGGCGATAGGCGTACTCAAATACTTGCATCATGCGTTCCGCTTTAGCAGTGCCGACTAGATGAAAAAGCCAAATGTTTTCTCCCATCCAATCGAGACAATCAGAGATTTCCTGTCTTTCCGGACAACGCTTGCCAGCCGCTTGCCGTACCATTCGGAATAGGGTCTTTTGTGGCAACATCTCCATTGAGGCAATACATGATTTCTCGCCTTGTGTTGCTGCACTAATGGATATTTGCCCCGTCAATAATGACTTTCCATGGCCATTCACACCGTTGTACATGGTTACTTCACCCCTCAGAAACCGAAAAGGTATTTTTGCCCACGGCATATCAAACCCTGGAAGCCTACCTCCCTCTGGATAAAACTCAGCAGTTACCTCTTTTGTAAAATGACTCGCTCTTTTCAACTCTTCCGGCTCTAAAAACTTAGCGGCTGCAAAACACGCAGCAATCTCTTCCGTTGTCACTCCTTCCTGCAAACACTGGTTAGCGTCTTTACATGGCAGAGTTACAATCCGACATCGATGTACCCCCAATCTCTGTATTACTTCTTCAGTAGCCGCATCGCCTTCCTTGTCGTTGTCCATGCAAAGGTAGATTGTGTCGAAAGGTTCAAGGTATTGCCAATCGCAATCTACCCATTGCTGTTTGTCACCTTTGCCACCTCCAAATGGAACAGACAGGGCAGGAAACCCGTACTGGAAAAGCGTAGCGGCATCAAGCTCTCCTTCGCATACCACTACTTCTCTTGAAGCGGGGTTTATTACGTGCCAGCCAAAGCAGGTCGGTTCGCAATCCTTCTCGACAAGCGTCATCTTTTTGCCGTCTTTGCGTTCAAGGTGCAGGTATTTCACCCCTAACAAAACATCTCCCCTGAAAAACGGGAACACAATGAACGGCCCTTTCATGGGTTCTTGCTTTTTCCAACCTTCCCACGGCCCAACTTGAGCGATCTCACCGATTTTGTATGCGGCGATAGTTTCAGGAGTCAACTTACGCTTCTCGGTCAAGTAGGTCATTACGGCAGAACCAGCCACAACCTTTTTTGCTTCTTTTGGAGGCGAAGGCTTGCGGTAAACTTTCCTTTTCGCTGGATCGAGCGGAGATTCTTGGATGCCCAAATATTGCTTCACTTCCTCAAGCGTTGACTTGTTGTTGCCAAGCCCCCTTGTTTCCCGCCAAAGATCTAGCAAATCGCCACTTGTGCCGGCAGCAAAATCTGACCACACTCCTACCTTAGAACCGGAGATACAGACCTTCATAGACCGCCCAGGTTCACCATCTATCGAGCCTACCACCCATTCGCGCCCTTCGTTCTTTCCACCCGGCAACAAGTGCCGCGCTATTTGCTCTGCCTGGTCGTTCATCATTTGCACTATTTCTTGAACGGTTAGCATTAAATCCCTCCTGAAAACAAATCATTCTGAGGGGTTCTTTTCCCCCCACACTTATCGTATTTCCCTTCCAACACTTTCACGGCATTGCTGTCGTTTGCAATGATCCAGTCGAAGTCAGCAAACCAATCCCTGTCGTTTTTGCCGCGGAGAAAAGGAGTCCCTGCAATCCGTTCAAAAATTTGCCTCCATTCCTCAAGGGATCTTTCTTTTAGTCGAGCCACAGATTTTATTTTTCGAGACGAGCTGAGCTTTAGGGCGCATGGTGTTTTAACGACTTCATTCCAAAGTTCAAAAAGATCTGAAGGGGAAGTTTTATTTTTTTCTTCGCCCTTATCTTTACCTTCTTCTTTACCTTCTACTTCTCTTAACCTTAACTTCTCTTGGCTGGACTTCTCAGTACCTAATCCGGGATTAATCCGGGATTGGTCATAACTAGGCAAATAATCAGGGCCTAATCGATCCGACTTCAATTCTTGATGATCCGTCCAATTTAAGGAGTGAAGATAGTAAAGTCCGTCATCATCCTGCCAGAATTTTACGTTTGTCTTGTCGGAAATTTCAATGAGACTTGCCTGGATTAATTCAGGGGTCATCCAGTCGATGAGAGGACAGACCAGACCCTTGACCAAATAAGGATTCGCCAGCATTTTACCGTGAGCGTTGAAGTGTGGAATAAGCATACAGAAGAGTGAAAGTGCGTGTGGGGATAAGTTGCCTACCTTGCGAGATAAAGAGATGTCTACGTTTATCATCCGGCCTTTACATTTCTTTCCCATTTTGCCCTCTTTGCCATCGGCTGAAAATCTGTCGCCACCATAATCCAGAAAAAAACGGAATGCAACAAAAATATTACGCCTTGAAATAATTTGTTGACATGCTAAATTTGCCATAGTAATATCAGCCAACCTCAAAAGGAGATAAGAATGAAATTCGCCAGCGACCGGTTAAAAGATTTAAGAGAATCCAACGGTTATACCCAGGAATACGTTGCAGAACAATCTGGGCTTTCTAGGCAGCAGTATATGCAGCTTGAAAAAGGGAAACATACGCCACGGCTTGAGACGATAAATAGTTTAGCAAAAGTGTTCAACGTGCCAGGTAAGTTTTTCATAGAGGAATAATCAACCATGCACCCTCATGCTCAAGTAGCAAAAGCAAAAAAACAAGGTTTGCTTATCCCGCAACCTTGTCAAAAATGTGGATCAACAAAACACATACACGCGCACCATGAAGATTACTCAAAGCCGCTAGATGTCGTGTGGCTATGTTCTAGGTGTCATCGCCTTCGTCATTGCGAAATGAAGCCGCCCTCTTACAAAGGTTGGAGTATATACCCGAAAAGAGTTGAACAGTGCCTAATAGTAAAAATCAATGGTCGTAAATTGCGAAAATTAAGAATTGAACGTCAACTTTCCCGTTTCGATTTTATAAAATTAGTACGTTTCAAAATGTCAGAAACAAAATTAAAACGCATAGAATATTCTTTGACTGCTCCCGTAGATTTTATATGGTTAGATCGAGTCGCGTCAGTTTATGACATTGGATATTTTAAACTAAAAAATATAATCAAAGTAGAGGACTTGCCATGACGCTTGCCGAAGTTTACGCCTTACCCGATGGTATCTACGAGGGCATACCGGAGAATATTTACCACCAGCTTGAGTATTTTTCCGCCTCCTACGCCCGTCAACTGATCGTCAATCCAGCGTCAGCGCAAGTGCCGATTGAAGAGAAGAGTGCGTTAAGCCTCGGCCACGCCATCCACGCCCTCAAACTCGAAGGCCGCGATGCACTCAATGCCCGGTTCGCTTTCGTCCCTGCCGATGCGCCTAAGAAGCCGACTGTCACACAGCGTAATGCAGCTAGACCGTCCATCGAGACAGTCAACGCGATTCATTATTGGGATCTCTTCGAGTCTCAGAACCAGGGCAAGACGATTCTTTCCGCCGACGACAAGGTAATCATCGAAGGCGCGTGTAAGGCAATCGATACGCATCCCTGTGTCGTCAAGCGCAAGATGTTCCAGTCAGGAATGAACGAAGTCACGATCATCTACACAGACCGGGAAACTGGCATCCGTATTAAATCTCGACTTGATAATCTGGACGAGCCGTATATCAACGACCTCAAAAGTACGGCTGATTCGTCGCTGTTTGCGTTTCATAGGTCGATTGAGAAGTATGGGTATAGGCTTCAGATCGGCGCGTATTCCATCGCTGCGGCTTCAGTGGGGCTTGAAATAGAGGAATCCAGATTAGCCGCCGTGAGCACAAAGCCTCCGTTCACTCCATTAGTCGGCAAGTTTAGCCAGTATGCTGTTGAACGTGGCCAGATTGATTTCTGTCGCGCCTTGACTATCGAAGCGGAGTGCCGGGAGTTGAAGTGTTACCCAAATTTGGAATTGCCGCCGCATCTACCTTCACTGTTCGAGGTTTATGAAAAGACCTGTGACGGCACATTAATCATCAAAAACGACTGTGATTTCTACCATGAGTTCGATGTTCCATCTTGGGTAGTATAACGGCACCAGTGATTATGGCTTAGGGGGTGAATTTTTGGACAAGATAGCATCAAGTATTCCGCAAGACAAAACGGCTGCGATGGTGACAGGCAAGGGTACTCATTTTGACCCTAAAATTAAGCCGTCAAGCTATACCACAACGGACATAAAACCCCCGACATGGAAAGGCACTCACGGCACCAAGCTTGATTTAAAAGGGATCAGGTGCGGTAGGTTCGTCGTCATTGGATTGTCTTCTGAGAGGCCGAGTAGGTAGGTTGTTCGGTGTGATTGTGGCAACTATGAATTTAGAACGGCAAAGGCAATCAGGAACCCGGCCAATTCACAAGATCGCTGCCAGCCTTGCCGTAAATTACAGCATATTCAAGAGCGAGATGCCGGCTACAAAAGATAATCATAACGACCAAGCACACCGGCTCGTCCGGTGCAGCGATAGTTATAAAAAGGTTTAAGGAGTCAAACAATGGAAGTCCTCATCACCCTTCACGGCATCGAAATGGAAGTCCACTATGACTACACCCCTGCCTCGAAAGGTCGCATCATAGACGGCCTCAAGATCGAACCTGACGAAGAAGAGTTCGCTTTGATTGAACAGGTCATCGTCAATGGCGCTGATATTTACGAATTGCTCAGTGACAAGGCACTTGAGTTAATCGAGGAAAAGATATGGGAGGAACGGGCAGAATGAGTGGTTTGAAATTTGACCAAGGGAAACTTGATTATTCCGTGATGCCGCTTTCATTTGTCAAGCCTCTTGTACCAGTATTCAAGTTCGGTGAAGATACCTACGGTTACGAGAATTGGAAGAAAGATTTTGATAACGAAAACCGCCGCTTCATATCATCCATCAAACGCCATCTGGAAGAGATTGAAGAACACGGACCTTTAGCCATTAACGAGAAGGACGGTGGAGTTTATCACGCAGCGCAAATTGCCTGGAATGCTTTACGACTGCTATGGGGAGCCATAAGGAGGGCTAACAATGTCGAGAACGTACCGCAAGGGCCAGCAGATTGACAAATTGATAGACTGCATTGCCTACATCTACGCGAACTCCTACTTCTTCTGCCACGACAGGCTTGTTAATTCAGACACTATCAGGACGTGGAGCGTCAACAGGATCAACGGGGCGATTCGTGATAGCGAGATGTTCCTTGCGGAGAGAAAGACATGCTAGCCTACCTCAAAAGACTACTAGGTTATCGAGACTGCGGCTGTACCTGGCTGACAGCTTGCGACGAGTGCAGCGATGAGTTGGACAAGAAGGATATTAAATTAAAACAAAGGGGGAAGTGAAATGAGACTCTATATCAACCTATCCTATGACGCGAAGATCCTCACGAAAGAACTGACAGCGGAGGAAATAGGAACGCTGTGCAAGTTGCTCGATACCGTTGCGTTTGTTACAGAAGAATACATTGATCGCAAACACGTTTTAAAAATTGTGGAAGAAAAAGAAATTGCCATCGAAGTCCTGCCCACCGGCTCGAAGCGCATCCCTGAACTTCCCTTGAAGCAGCATGTCAAGGAGGCGGTTGCAGAAGAGACAGTTGGAGGGTTTGAAACGCTATGAGCGACACCATAGACGATTATCGCGCCTTAAAAGACCACCACCGGGAATTAAGGCACGCACTCGGGATAAAATGCCCTGGTTGCCAAAAAAAGTTTCCCAAGGCCAACCCGAAGATCCTCCTTCCTAGCCAAAGATGCTTCTGCGGATACAAGGATGAGCGGCCTTACTCAGTGACGGAAGATTACTATAAGGAGAAATACCCATGACTGACAAGAATGAACTCGTGGTACAAGAACAGACCGATTCACAGGTAGGCTTTAGCACCGCGTCCGGTTTCGAGTTGATCCAGCGCCAAGCAAAGGTATTGGCAACGTCCGACCTCGTGCCTAAAGAGTTCAAGGGAAATATCCCTAACTGTATCATTGGCTTGGAAATCGCCAATCGTATCGGTGCGTCACCACTCGCAGTTTTGCAGAATATTTATATCGTCCACGGCAAACCGTCATGGTCTTCGCAGTTCATCATCGCCGCCATTAACTCGACCGGCAAGTTTTCGCCCTTGCGTTTCGAGATGACCGGCGAAGGGGATAAACGCACTTGCACGGCATGGGCAACCGACCTCGCTACAAGTGATCGGCTCGAATCTCCGCAAGTGTCTATGGCGATGGCAAAAGCTGAAGGTTGGATTGAGAAGTCAGGCAGTAAATGGAAGACCATGCCGGAACTGATGTTACGCTACCGCTCTGCAACCTTCTTTGGCCGACTGTACGCCCCCGAAATACTTATGGGTATGCAAACTGTCGAAGAAGTCGTTGATGTCGGCACTCCTGAACAGACCCGTACAGCTATTACAGACCGGTTCAAGCCAGCAACAATAGTCGAAGCCGCAGAAGTTGCAACCGGTGAAACCACCATCTCCCCCGAAGAAGAAGCCGAGATCCGCAAGGCTGAAGTAGCTGAGTTCGGCACCAAAGAAGAACAGGAAGCGTCGGGACTCTTTTCTTAAATGCAGCATAAATTAAAAGGAGGCACACAGTCATGAATAAACCCGAAACAATCAAAATCGATGATATTACCTACATTAGAGAAGACAGCGTTACAACCCGCAACGAGATACACGGAGATCTTTTTATTGTTGTTCTTCAACGCGGGTTCGTCGCAATCGGCAATCGTTCAGTCCTGCCCACAGGTGACTACTTGCTGCAAAACGCCGCGCACATCAGGGTATGGGGAACAACGAAAGGGCTTGGCGAAATAGCCGAGGGCGGTCCTACCTCAAAAACCGTATTGGACAAATGCCCTCCTATCGAATACCACCCGCTTACAGCCATAATGCACATCAGTTGCAAGGAGGATAAATGGACAGGGAAACTTTCATAGGGGAAAACAGCCAAGCGTCTTATGGCTATGGCAATGGCTATGGCAATGGCGATGGCAATGGCGATGGCTATGGCAATGGCGATGGCTATGGCGATGGCTATGGCAATGGCGATGGCTATGGCGATGGCGATGGCTATGGCTATGGCAATGGCGATGGCGATGGCAATGGCTATGGCAATGGCAATGGCAATGGCAATGGCGATGGCAATGGCGATGGCAATGGCAATGGCAATGGCTATGGCGATGGCTATGGCTATGGCAATGGCGATGGCGATGGCAATGGCTATGGCTATGGCTAATCACTGACCATGGACACCGATCTTTTTGGCAACGCGCCAACCAGAAAAGTAAAGTACAAGGCAAATGGTTACGCGGCACGTCCCGGCAGTGGGCCGAAACTAGAGTGTTGCAAGACGTGCAAGCACAAGCACTCCAACGAAATGCGGTCAGGTCAGGTTCACTGGAAATGCCAATTACGCCAAAAGGATTGGACTAACAGTTATGGCACTGATATTCGCATGAGTTCGCCGGCCTGTTCAAGATGGATACCGTTGATGCAACCACTTTACTGCAAAGCAAGACCATGCACCGTGAGTTGCCATTATTACAAACTTGCTCAATGCCCTGACCATTTAAGAAAAGCAGTGTTATTTGCAACACAATCAAAGGAGGTAGCAAATGCAATGTGAAAGACTGGAAACGTGCAAAGAAGCTGGGTCGGATTGCACCCAGGAAGGCGGCGAGGGGAGAGAGTTTGAGTGTTTCAGCCCCTTTACCAGCTTTACCGCAGGAGACGAGACAAACGAAGTCAATGGTCTTGCCGATCATTCCAACTCGATTCCTGAAACGACAGAAGCCGTCTCGACTGGCAACACGTCCAAACCGTTCACCCGTAAACTTCCCGTCAAGTTATCCCAGGAAGAGTTGTCGGAGAACGGCGAAGAGATGTCCCGCCTCATCAACATTTGGACAAAGGCGAAGCTCGACAAGAAAGCGTATGACAAGGCGGCGAAGAAGCTGATCGATGAAACAGAAGAACGCTACGTCGAGATTGCCGAAATCACCCAGGCCGGCTGCGAAGAACGCGACGTGCAGTGCTACGCTGAGTTCGACGTGCCACACGGTGTCAAGAGGATCATCCGTTGCGACACTTACGAGGAAGTTGAAACCGTCACCCTGACCGCTGAAGAGTTGCAGACTGATTTCAACTTTGCCGCTGAACAGTCGGTCAGTAACGTCAGGGATCTCTTTTCTCCCAAAGAAGACGATGACAAAGAATGGCCTGACCCGCCTGAAGTGGAGGGATAATGATTACCTTCTTCGTCCCAGGTGTCCCGGTTGCTAAAGGCAGCGCAAAAGCCTTCGTCATCAAAAACAAGGCATCCGGCAAGCATAGGGCAATCGTCACACAGACCAACGGGGATAAACAAAAACCGTGGGCCTCGATGATAGGAACCATCGCTCAGATGCAGAACATGCCGATGATGTTTGGACCAGTCAAACTGTCGCTTACCTTCCACATGCCGCGCATCAAGGGGCATTACCGCGCCGGCAAGAACAGCGAACAGTTGCGCCCCGATGCTCCTGTATGGCACACGGTAAAACCCGACCTTGATAAACTCGTGCGCTGTGTCAAAGACGCGTTGACCGGCGTTATTTGGAAAGACGATTCGCAAGTAGCCTTGATGCCGGAAGTGAAGAAGGTTTACGCGGATTGTCCAGGGGTCATAATCACTGTAGCTGAGATCAAAGGGCCATTGTTGTAATCGACGCAATACGTCTTGCGTCTCTTGAGAAGGGAAAGAAGAAAAAATAGCACCACACCAACCAAGGAGGAAGCACATGAATAAGTTTCAGGAACTCAAGGAAGCAATCGCCGCCGCAGATGATGACGCTGTAAAGTTTTACGACAAGGGAATCAAGGCAGCAGGGACAAGGCTGAGACTCGCCCTGATGAAAGTCAAGACGCTTGCCCAGGAAGCGCGGAATGAAGTGACGGCGCTGAAATCCAAGTAAAGGAGATTAACCAGTATGATGAGAGCGAAGATGCAGATAGGACAAGTGAAACGTATCGTAGGCGTAAACGGGGATGTCACAGGGGAAGAACTGTCAGCGTATCCGGTCTGTGGAAACGCACCTTTTAGCCCAAATGGTGAGAGTGAAGACAACACGTTTGCCCGCTTACGCCGTCAGGTTCGCTGACATTGACCGTGAACAATCCCGATCTTTGCGGGAAGTTTAAGCCGGGGCAGAAGTTTTACGTGGATTTCACGCTGACTGAGTAACAAGTAAACTTTTTGCTTGCAGTGTTCTCATTATCGGTGGTATATCTTGTACCGCGAGATTAACCGGGTGAAGATTTGACTTAACCCACCGACAACGGTATCATTTCATACAACCAGTGCAGTACCAAGAACCCCGGCCCCGGTTAGTCTCGCAAACTCAAGGCAGCCGGGGTTTTTGCGTGAAAATAGTCCCTTTCTTCAAATTCGCTTCCGATAACAAAGACCACATTTGGTGGAATCAGATAACCAAAAATGGTCAAAACTTTCGCGTCTATTATCCCCTAGGCATTACAATCACCACAAGTGAAGATTATAAAGGAACGGCCCTCGTGAAATTATTCATAGGGCCGTTTTGTTTTGGTATCGGAATTACGGCCCCGCCATTTTCGGGCCTTGGCAAACAGTAGAGAATGGGGCTAAGTGTCAGCTAGCAGACAAAGTTTGTTTCGACCCTATACTGAGGGAGCCGCAAGGTTCGAAATGACTATGAGCGGGGCGACTGATACGCTTGTAGTGTCCTAGAAATAGGACGGGGAAGACGCAGATTGTATCTCTGACAGGATACTCCGGCACACGCCATGCCGCTGCGAAATGTTACGGGCAACCGGACATTTTATGGAGTATTCTCTAGGATTGAGAGCGTTATCAGGCTTGAACATCCTTCACCATCGGTGGGCCTATCAGGCAGGGAAGAAACAAAATAGTTGCCTCTAAAAAAAGAGCCGCCCTTTGCAGAGCGGCCAATCCCGGCGAAGGAGGGAACGCCAGTAACTTTTAGACTTGTCAGAACTCCATGCCGAAGTTGAGACTGAAGCTGCGGTGAAGGGGGCGTACAGCACCGCTAGCCGCCACCGGCTGCACCGCGCCGATGTAGGTGCCGCCCTCGCCAGCGGTTAGGAGGGTGGTGTTCTGCGGTACATACCCTTCGCGGACATAAGACAATAAAGCCTCAGAGGTAAAGACAGCGTTAAAAGCCGCTGCATTGCCGTCCTTATCAACGCCATTCCTTTTTACAGCTCCCAGGAAATAATCAGCCATCGTTGTCCCGCCGTTGGCTTGTGCATAGGTATCTATGGTCCGTGTCGGGTATTTAAATTGAGGGTCTACCGAACCAGTCAGATCGTGCTCACCCCATGTTCCGGTTGTGTTCGAGTAGCGGTTAGCATCAAGGATGTTGTAAAAAGCGTTGTAGTCAGCTGCGGTAAGGTCAGCACTGCCAGTACCGCCCACACCATAGTTTGCAGATGGGCCGTTGTTATACATCAGGTTGCTGCTGAAGACATAATCACCACTAACCCTAGCAGCGAACTCACAGAGTAAAGCATGAAACCGCACAGTTGACGGCGTTGTACCTGCTCCATAATTTACGAAAGTATTGTTCTTGATGTAGTTATTTGACGTTGAAGAGGCTACTGGAAGTATCCCGGAGGATGTGCCAAGCAAAATATTACGGCGAACGGTGGTGTCATTAGCACTCAACATAATTACATTAGCGGGAGACTCACTGCCCCCACCCCAGATACTTTGCAGTACTGAATCTTCCAAATATGACATACCTGAATTTTCAAGTGTCGAATTGGAGATATTTATCCCGTGCCAGTTTACTGTTGTTGCAGCAAGTACACCGTTTTTAAATACTGTGTTGCCCTTGCCCATGTAGAAAGATATTTGGGCAACCCACGTTGCATCGGTCGAATCTGTCCACACAATGTTACCGTCAAAAATGTTACTATGTGTTTCTGATGTTGGTAGAAACTTGATGTTGTAAAACACGTTGTTGTTGATAGTGAAGCCCTGAATGCCTCTGGTTGTTACCAGTGAACTATTATAGACCGGGGATGAGGCGACAAAGGTATTGCCCGAAATAGTACGAGTTGACGTTGACAGTTCGTTTTTCTTCTGGAAATACACCAGCGTCCCGGCAGGCTGCCCTCTGAAGTCGCAATTGGTAACGCTGTACGGGGAAGCACCTGGCATAGTGCCAAGAACACCAATCACAATTTTCCCGGTGTTGAGAAAACGTACATGGTTAAGACTGATTGCATCATTACCGGCAATAGCCAGTCCGGTTGTCGCGTCTGTGTAGCCGGAAACAGTGACGTATGCCCAACTGGTTGTTGTCCCGCCAGTTGAACTTCCATAATAGATTTTACCGGTGCCGCCCTTAAGCAAAACTCTGTTGTCGGCAGTGCCAGTGAAAACAGTGGAGTTTGTCCCACCAGTGGTTGTGTTTAATTTCAGGTTGTAAGCACCACCACTCTGGTCAATGACTGCACCTGCACTGGCCGCAATGCTACCGGTAGCAGAGGATACAGACAACTCGCCTTTCGCTATAAGGTTCGCGGTAGATGCCACTGCCAGTACGCCTGTCACCGTCCCGGCAGTGGTCAAGTCGCCAACAGTGCGTGTATCTGAAATGGTTACAGTATGTCCATTTGCGACGGTGAACGTATCCCCATCACCAGGTACAGCCTCACCCGTCCACGTTGCAGTATCCGACCAGTTGCCGGATTGTGCGGAGGTGATGGCCGCACCCCAGGCGTTGCCGGTGATGAGCAATGCTATGACTGCCATTAAAATATAGCGCATAACCACCTCCACTTAGTTAGCCGATTCTTTCAGCGCAAACGTCGCCTCATCCAGCGTCAGAGGAATCGCTGTTGACCCGTTCACTCCGAGCTTTACCGATACAGTCGTATTCGTTCCCGTCTGTGTACAGGTATATTTGATGTACCTGACCTTTTTCCCGCCAAGCGTTGTCGAGTAGTTAGCCATCGTCTTCGTTCCCAAGTTCAACGACCTTCTGAAATCAGGATCAAGCACAAACGACTGCGACGGATGCGAACCGTTCTGATCGGTGAACAGTAACTTCTCCATCCCATAGACCACACAGGTTACTTGTGTCTGCGATGAATACGGTTGGAAACTCACCTTGGATAGTCCGGTTGCATGAGCCTCCACAGCAAACAACAGCGCGAATACAATGAGCAACTTCTTCATAAGACTCTCCTTTAGCGTTGTAGTAATGACTGATCTTTCGGCATCGAGTTGGCAGCGTACTTCATCTTCTTGAGATTCATTTTCTGGATGCGTTTCTTGAACTTCTCTCTTATCTCTTCGCGTTCGGAGTCGGAAAGATTCTTGTTCTGCAACTCACTCTTCGCCTGTCTCTGCACTTCGCTGATTTCAAAGTCCATCCTCTTGAGGTTCTGCCCTCTCGTCAAGGCAGGGTCAAAGCCAGAGAGGTTGATGCCGGCCATTGAAAGACCCGCCTGTTTCACGGTTGCTTTCGGTAGTCCGAATTTGTCCACGTTCTCCGATAGGGCAGAGTACAGTTTTCCCGCCGTCCCTCGCTGCGTCAACCAGGGGGGCATTGCCATCTGGTAGAGATAACCGAACATCTGAGCAGCCTTTTCAGCAGGGTCGGCGTACTTGTCGATGATAGGCCGTTGCGTAAAGGGATCGACGTTGGTCTTTAAGGCGACGATCAAATCAGGGAGAGGACCGCCCAGGATTCCGGACCCTCGCATCGCTTTCCATAAGTCGCCTTCCCCAACATCTTCAACAAACGTAGTCCACTGCGTCCACGGAAAGAAGTAACCCAAGTCTACTACCTGCCATCTGCCGGCGTCGTCTTTAAAAGGAAGGAAATAGACATGCTGCTTTTCCCTGATCCATTCCGGCAACGCTTCCCTCAGCTTGTCAAGATCTTCGTCGTCAACGTCCAGCATTCCCGCTACAGCCGCTTGCATTCCCCAGGCTATAGCAACGTATGGGGTGAAGCGCCAGGGCTTTGTGACGGCAACCTCAGTGAGCCGAGGCAGGACTTTCGTCATGAACGTGATAAAGGGTATGCCTATCGGCGCATTCCGGAGATACTTGACACCAGGGGAGACAAGCGAGTAATCGAAGAGCCATTTGTGAGCTTCCATTGCCGCCGCTTCACCCGACTTGCCGTTCTCCATCTCATCAATAATCTTTGCCGTCTTGCCCATCGCCTCCATGAATTGATACGCATCACCAGTCAGGTTGACTACCTTCGCCCCGGCAAGTTTCACCGGGTTAAACGCAGCGCCTGCACCTTCTTTAGCCCCCTTCATATCAAGAGCCGCCAGAGAAGAAGCAAGTTTCTTCATGCCACGCGCAAACCCGTAGTCTCTGTTCGCCATCTCCATAAGGGCTGTTTCAATTCGCGCCAACTCAGTATTTGAGAATGTCGCTTCCTTGACACCGTACTTCTTAGCGACTTGCCAGTGCTTGCCGTTTGACCTGATTTCCTTGACGGCTTGCGCCATCCTGATCGGAACTCGATACACCGGGATTCCCGACAGGTTGAGAAGGACGAGGTTGGAAACGAAGTTCCTCACCTGTGCCGGAGGGTTGGCCGCGACCTTAGCCCATTTCCACATGCCGGTAAGTTTTGTGATCTTGCCGCCCGTCCCAAGCCATTCTTCAGGCAGAGACTTCTCACCGATGGAGATGTTGATGTTGCCCACCAGGTCGCTGTAAATCTCCTTCCGGACTACCAGACCTCTCAGAGCGCCGTACTTCGCAGAGTCGGGCATCTGCCGGTAATCGTCGGGGAGTTTGCCGCTTACGTCTGCTTCGTCGGAGAGTCTTTGCATCCGGTCTGCAACTGCCTTCGCTTCCGCCCTATCCGCTTCGGGAAGATGCGGAATCATCTCCCTAATTCGTTTCGCTTCCGCCGCCAGCCAGAACGGAGTGACCTTCCTTCCCCCTAACGCCTTCCCTTCGTCGTTAAGAATCTGATCGGCTTTCTTTTCTCCTACCAGACCCTTGAAATCTTTGACACCGCTCAACTCATCAACAGAAGTTACTTTCTCCTTGATCTTCAGGGTAAACGTCCCGTCAGGATTGAGCTTGTACTGGATATGCCCCACCTTCTTCCAGGGAGTCGCTTTATACACGACCTTTCCCTTTACCTCATCCTTGCGCGTCTGCTGCTTTCCCTTGCCGGCCTTAATGTAGTCAGCAATCTTATCACTACCGATAAGTTTCCCTAGAGCAGAAGCCGTTACAGTGTGTTTCGTCTCGACCATCTTCGTCTTGTGAATCTTCAGGTCGAAGGAACCGTCAGCGTTTTTCTTGTACTCGACACGTCCTGATCTCCTTACCGGGTTTTCGGAATGCGTCCACTCGATAAGAGACTTCGGCATTACCCATTCGCTATGCGTAGCGATTTCCGCCAGCCAGTCAATGATTGCCATGTCTCTTGAAGGGATGGAAAACGCTCTCGCCAAGAGATAGGCCGGGTCTTTGATCTCCCCCATCTGCGTTCTCATAAACAGATCGATCTCTTCTTCAGTCAGACCTTGTTCCTTGAGAGACTTTCGGAGGTACTTCTTTTTCGTGTAGGTCAGGTCGAGTTTCTTTCCGGAACCCATCGCCTGAAAACCCTCTTTACCCAGGATGTGTTTCAGGTAGACGGTCGGGAGATATTCGCCCCGGTGCTCGTCCATGACCTTTTGAGTGATAAGTCCATAAGCGACGAGCTTATCCCCGATGTCCTCGATCATCTGCTTCATCTTGATCGACTCTTCTCTGAGAGCAGGAGAGATGGTTGACGCATCGCCCTGTTTATCAGTCAGAAACTCAAAGATAGCCTTGCGGTCATTCTCAGAGGCTTTACCAAAGGTCTTCGTTATCTGATGCGTGAAGTCCTTGATGCCTGATAACATCCCTAAAGTCTTGTAACGCTTCGCCAGGTATTGCTTCCAATTCCCAAGAGTCCCAAGGCCACCGGGATTGTCGAGAGTGTTACGGACTTTATCCAAAGCGGTTGTCGCGTGCTCCTTCATCACCCCATCGGTCAACGATTCGTAAATCTGCTGCATTCCAAGCATGTCGAGGGTCATGGAGGTCTGCTTCGACTCCGCTTCCCGCTCCTTCATTTCCGTGAGCATCGGCGTTTCAGCGACGGTTCCTGTCCCTTGCGGTTTCTTGCCAAAGGTCGGGGGAGTGGGGAAGAGTTTGGATTGATCGCCTTCCATCAAGGGCGTAGACTCTGCCGGTTCTTCGTATATAGCTTCGCGCCTTTTGGCAAATTCGGCGTGGTCAATTTCCCCGCGATTCAGTTTGCCAATTAGCGCAGACACCTCATTACCCCGCTGAAATTCAAGAGTGCCGCTTACCTTGTCAAGAGATTCTTTAGCCTCAGTAGTAAAGCCTTGCCTGACCAGTTCAGTAACAGCCGTAGGTAAATCTTTTTCCACTGCATGAGAAGAAAACCCACCCTTATCAAAATACTGGATGCGGTACTTGCCTTTTTCTCCCGGTTCAGGTGCGATATACGCATAACGTTCACCCTTGGAGTCCTGATATTCTACGCCCACCGGATTGCCGTTTTGGGCAGTCATTACCGCGTTAAAACTCTTCGCAGTCTTGAAGGCGTACTTGAACAGTTCAGAATAGAAACCATCCTTGCCACCATCTGCTTTCTCCCCGTACTCAATCATGTCGTCGTAGGATTTGTTGCGATGTTTGAATGATCTGGCTTCCTCTAAACGTTGAGATACTTTGTTGTTCTCCGCTGCTTCATCGTCCGAAAAGTCAAAACTCGTATCCCCGCCCTCGTTCTCTATCGCCTCCCTCTCTGCTTTTGCAAGCCTCTCGTCCTCAGTCTCAACGCGATTCTCCGCTTCCTCGATGCGTTCCTTTTCATGCTTCAGCGCAGACTCCACCAAACTTCTCTCCGCCTTATTCTTCTCAGGAGGGAGTTTACCCGTCTCGACCGCTTCCGCCATGATCTTCACTGCATCGGCCTTGCTGAAACCCATCCCTCTGATATACGGAATCAATGCGCCAAAGGTTGACCAGGTTGCTTCAGTCTCGTTGCCATCGACGCTGATCTTGCCAAAGTCGGCATCCTTGACGTTCTGTAAAGCGGCACGAAGAAAGGGAGCATCGTCTTCCGCAATGCCCCGCGCTTCCTCTGCCATCGCTTTCTGTTTCGTCTTGCCGACTTTCAACGCTTCACGATTCGCCTTCTGCTTTCCCGCGAGAACCATCCCGTTGTACTTGTCGATTGCCAGCTTACGTCGCATCGGATCGACTGACTCAAGTTTAGTCCCGCGAAGAATCTTTACTCTCCCCTTCTCGTCAACGAGGAACGTCCCTGCGCCTTTTATCTCATGTTGTCCAGGGGGAAGGTCGGATAAAGACTTGATGACTACTTTGGGAGCCGTTTTGGACGCTTCATCACTTGCTTTACTTTCTTTGGAGGACGCGGTTTCGACGGTCTGTCCCTCAGACAGCATTCCTCCACCTTCGCTTGTCGGGAGTGCGCTTGCTGCTGTGTCTGATACGGCCCCCCCAGGTTGCGCCCCTTCTCCGATTGGACGTACCACCCCTCCGGTTTCTGGACTATCATTTTCATACTCCTTGCGCCACCGGTCCATGACCATCTTTTTCGCTGGTCCAGTAACGCCCTTGGTTTTTTTCAGGTACTCGTTGACCCCTTCAGGAGTCTTGAGATATTCATCGAACCCTACGCTTTCATCCCGCACTTCGGACACTTCTTGGTTGCCTTCAGCATTTGATGACTGCACTTCGGACATTGCTTCATCGTTGACTCCTTTGACCTGAAGATATTGATCCCTCGTTACAGGAGGCGTTACGTTGTCGATGTGCTTGACCGCATCTTCCGCGTTCATCTCTTGAACAAACGTCTTCTTGTGACCGTACTCGTCAATGTTTGTCGTCTCGACCTGAAAGACGCCTTCACCAACGGCCTTTGTCTTTACTGAAACTTTACCGTCTGCCGTCTTGAATGACGAAGGGACTTGCGGAACGGACTTCTCTTCGACAGTCGGGATGTCCTGCTTGTCCATCAACTGCTGCTGACGGTAGTTCTCATTCTCTCGTTGCATTGCCTGAAGTTCCAGGTCTTCAGGAGTCGGTGCTTCGGCGTCCATTACCGGGCCTTCGTAGGCTGGAACCGCCATTGCTGGCGGCTCTGTTACGGTCTGTACGCTTGGCACAGCCGGCTGATTTCTGACTCGCAGGATCTCTTGAGCGATGTCGCTGGTTTCTTCGGAGTTCTCATTGAGCAGATTCGTATCAGTCGCCGGTTTCTGCACTGAACCAGCAACGCCACCCATCATGCCGCCACCAATCCCCCCAAGGATGCCAGCGTTCGCCGCTTCCAACAGACCTTCTTTCGAGAACGCTTCCTTGTCGGCACCGTACCGCTCAATAAGCGTCTGAGCAAATTCGGTAACGCCTTCCGCCCCGCCTTGCTTGAGAGCTTCCTTTCCCCCCCTGACAAGGGCATTACGCCCTTCGGCAGTCTTGAAGAAGGGGATCTCCTGTAAGACTTTGAACGCAGGGATCTTCGACAGAAGTCTTAACTCAGGGATGACATCGAGTGCCGCCGCAGGAACCGCCGTCAACGCCGCCCTCAACGGTTTCTTAATGCCCTGTTCGGCTTGATCTGTGTAGATACTCCCTGCTTCCATGCCGTAACTCGCAGCGCCGGCTCCGGCTATTGCTCCCCTGGTAACGGCTTTCTTTACAGTCTCCTTGACGGCACCTTTCGCCATGAGGTCAACGGCTTCGTGCTTGAGTTCGCGTTTAACAATCTCCTTTGCAATAGCGCGCTTCACACCTTCTTTTGCAAGGCCGGCACCGATACCACCTGAAACGACTGACGCAGCGACAGTCGGGACGAGCGCACCCACCCCATGAGCAACGTATTTCGCAGCGTCTCCCGCGTCTTCAATATCGGTGAATGACGGTACTTCCGCTGCGTAGGGCTTCATTTTGTCGCCCCAATAGTTTATAGCGTCTTTACCCAAGGCGCTGACCGTCTCACTACCTATCGCATCGCCAGCCAGCTTAGTTACTCCGCCCACCATCTGCGGCAGTCCAAAAGTCGTTTGTGCTACGCCGGCACCTGCTTCCCCAAGTAGAGAGCGTTTCGGCTTTTCGACCTTGGCAACAGGTTCATCAGGCAACGAGTCCAGCATCCCGCCCTTTTCATCCGGTAACGAGTCGAGCAGTCCCATTTAGATTTCCCTTCCCATTTCGTCGTGAGTGAAACCTTTTGCCTTGAGTCGAAAGATTGCTTGCTGTTTTGTCGTTGCGCCTTTGATCGCAGCGGCAACATCTTTCGCGCTTGCCTTTCTTGCTTCCGGTGCTTTCTTTTGCGGCTGCTTCGCATTGATACTCGTCGCGTCCGGCTTCCAGCCATACGTCTCCATGCCGCGTCTCTCAAGACCGTAATAGATAGCCCTTGCCGCATCGACCGTTTCTTTCTGCACTGTGACTTCTTTCGTCCTTGTCGTCTGCATGATCGGGTCGTACTCTTCAACGGTAGTCTTGGAACCAGCCGGCAGACTGGTGATCTTCTTCATGTCCTGCCATGCTTTGATCATCTGGTTGTAGAGGGTTTTTTCCGCGTCACCCATCTTTGAACCGGCACCGGAACCTTCCTTGTCGGGCTTGACCGGGACACGCTCCCTTTGGCCCTTCTTTGGACCTTTGGTATACATGATCCAGCCATGACCGGCATCCTTGAAATCGATGTCGGTTTCCTTTTCTTCCTTCGCTTTCAACACGACTTCCAAGGCTTTGATTGCACTTGCTGAGTCAGGAGCAGTTTCAAGAGCAGCCGCTAAACCAGTCAGGGTGTTTTCCTTGGCACTCTTCGTCGGGTCCCATGCCTTATCGATTGCCGTCACTGCGCCGGCCAACTGCTTCGATTCCTTCTTCCCTTTGATCTCGGCAAGCGCAGCCTTCAACGGTTCATCATCACCAAGGCTCACCTGTTTCGCATCAGCCAGATTGATAAGCCCTTCCGCTACGCCAAGGTAATCGGCAATCTGCGGAATGGTAATCTTCTTCACGATGCTGTCAGGAGAGG